AAAATGATTCCAATCCCGGACTTATTACCGTCCCATTTGACAACCTTAAATGGCTAAGTATTTAAATGCCACTGCATAGGCGTCTCTCTTAATGCCACTTCCTAGTCGTCAATCTCAATATATTGAATGACATACTTATCTTGCGTTTGACTCGGATCAAAGATTTTAATGTTATTTTTTAAATTTGGAGCATCTTCAAATACTTTTTTGAAGAATACCCCATCTACCACATAATCAAATTGATCGTCGCCATAACTGCTATGATAAATAGCATCTTTACACTGAAATGCAGTACTAAGCGTATTATTATATTTACCCCAATTATTTTTAAGAATTGAGGCAACCCATAAATTTTTTTTATTCATGACCTCACTTAAATATTTATCTTCTGGGGTTAAAGTTATTTGTTCTTGAAATAAAGCCATTTTTGTAAAATTAAGAAGATAGTATTAGCTTTACTTATATTAGTTTTATTTAAACTTATATTTATAATCAAATATAATTTTTTGTCCCCAAAGGTGTAAAATAGAATTTTATAAATATATATCTGGGTTGTAATTGATCTCAAAGCATTTTTTGTGAAAATTATATTGCCCAATATCACTTGTTTTAACTACTCCTTCTTCTACGGCCAGCATTGGATAAATTAATAGATGTTTGCCATCTTTTGTAAGTGTCCAATCTGGATTAAATGGGCTTGTTTCAATATTAGTAATTGCATATTCAATGGTGTATTTTTCCAATAAAAATTTTGCATGATTGCGGTTTATTAAATACATTTGACTTCCCCAAAGATGATATGGAAATTTATGATAGCTATATTTTTCATTTTTTTTCACTAAAGAAAATTCTGATTCCTCTGATGATATTTTTGAAAATTCTTCAGATGAGAAAGGTAATAAATATCCCAATAATAATACATCCAATTTTAATTCCTCAAAATCTATAATGATATTTGGCAAATCTGCTAATAAATCTTTACTTAATAAAATATCATCCTCGCATATGATTGCATATTCATGCTCCGAATTCATATAAAAATCATTAATGGAATCTAAATGTTGCAACATTATTGACCAAATTCTATAATCGGTCTTAATTGTATCTGTTGGCAATCTTTCATCATTAGTATATACCGGTGAGACAAATTGCAATGGTATACCAATTTTATTAAATCGATTTATCATTTTTTCTCTCCTAAAATCATCTGAAAAATTAACACAATAACATGAAATGTTCTCCATTTATTTTATTATATTTTCTATTTTATTTTCTATTATATTTTATTATTTTTTAAATTTTATTATAAAAAAAAAATATGATACTATTTATTTTTTTGATATAATATTTCTTCACCCATATTCCAATTCTTATTATTTACTATTCACTGCGTAGGCGTCGCTTAATTTAATATTTATTTTTTTTGATATAATATTTCTTCACCCATATCCCAATTTTTATCATTTACATCAATAGATGGCTCTTCACTAAATTTTAGTATTTCTGAAAAATATATACTTTTCTTTATCATTGAATTAGTTTTAGGATTAGGGTATGATATCATTACAACTATATAATAATAGTCATCATCATTATTAATATATTTTCTTCTATTTATTGTATCAATTGTACAATTTGGATATTTTTTATAGATACTTTTCACTATTCTTTTTACAAAATAATTTGTAGCGGTTAAATGACCCATATTTATTGCTAATAACCCTGATTTTTCTTGTATCATTTGAGTTGACAATACAACGCCATCCTCATCCTCATCACCGTCCTCAACCATATAAGACTGTCTATTTCCCATTTGAATATGATATTAAAAATGAATATTTGAATATGATGTTAAAAGTATATAAACTATATAAATTAGTATTTAAAATAAATAATTTAAAATAATACTTTTCCTAAAAAAGATGCAAAAAAATAATAGAAAGCCAATATCAGCAAGTGTTAAACATATGTTATTAGAGCAAAAACAATGTTCAAATCACCCTGAACAATTTGCAGTGGGGTGTAAGGGTTATATTTGCCCCATGTGGATTGCATATGATGGATATTTTGATGAAAGTGGATTTCAAATTGATCATATTATTGAAGTTGCCCATGGTGGAGGGAATAATATTAAAAACCTACAATTATTATGCCCAAGTTGCCATGCAGTAAAGACCAAAAGAGCATCAAAGCAAAAATGGTCATTTGATTCAGTTGATATTGATAATGGGGTTGCTCATATGGATATAGGCGATAAATAATGAGATCAATTATAGCATATTTGATTATATATTTTTTTATAAAAAAAGATGAGTTCTTGTGATGATAGTTCTTGGGGTGAATGCTTATTATCTGAGTATTTGCAACCAAAACAACATACTGTCCCCAATTTGGAGACCCCTTACCATGCAGAATTGCATGATTTAATTGTAAAATTTTTACAAGAGGTATTGGGATTATCTTCTTGTCATGATATTGGAGAACTGGCAAATGTTCTACTAAACACTTGTTTTAGAATACTAACCCAAAATAGAGATGAACGCCAAGAGTTTGAGCTTGAAATATATGAGCCTGAAATTGGTGAGTTATCTAATAGTTTGCGTAAAGCATTCTTTTTACATGATGCACTAAAAACACAGATAGTGTGGAATCTTACGCTAAGCGAACGCAAAGAATTAACTGATGCAATGTTTATACTTAAATTGATTCTTACGCAATGGGATGACATTTGCACACGTGTGGGGGAAGAATACAATGAAAGTCTTGAATGCGACATTGAAGGTTATATTGAATGCGATATTGAATATGAAGCTTAATTGTTTGATGCAATTAGTTCTTTCACATAGCGAATAATTTCTTGGGAGTTGTTACCAAAAACATGGTCAAATAATTTGTCTCCGGATAAATACTTAATAATGTGGCCATTATGTTCAATATTTTTTTGAATTCCCGTATTTAATTCATTAACGACCGCATATATAATATCATATTCTGGGTTTTCTTGTTTAAATTTTACTAATTTATCAAAATTTGTCTTTTTTGAAGATGAATTATCTGTATTGTATCGATTTTTTATTTCAAATATTTCTTTTTTTGCTCGATCAATAACATCTAATCCAGTATAATGCCCAACTCCTAAATTTTCCATAGTTTTATAATTACCAATAATGATTTGCAATATTTGGCTTAATATTTTCAGTAAAGTATTGTAATATTTCTCTTCCAATATGTTTTGCTAATTTTACTGGGACGGCATTTCCAATTTGTTTATATTTTGAAGTAGTATTACCATGAAATAGATATTCAGAATCAAATGTTTGGATCTTTGCATATTCTTGAATATTTAATGGTCGTTCTTCTAATGGATGACATCGTTCTGTTTGCTTTTGAGATGGTGTACATAATAATGTTAATGATGGCAAATCCATTGACAATCTATATAATATACCACGTTTACCACCTCCGGAAAAATAACTTTTGCCCAAATATTCCTTCTGTAAATCCTCTGGAAGGTTTACCCAACAACCACCTTGAGGAATCATCTTAAATAAATCTATTTTTTTTGTGGATAAGAAGCGCCTTCTACCTTTGGTAGTGTATTGTCATTGTCTTCAATTTGAGGAAGTAATACATCTCGCAATACAACTTTTTGTTCTATAATAGCGGGGAATGTAAATTTTGGCATATCTTCATTTAATTTTAAGATTCCAATAATAAAAACTCTTTCTCTTTTTTGCGGGACTTGATAATTGAATGCATTTAATAATTTATAATCAATCTGATAATTTTCTGGAAATTTAGAGATAATAGATTTAATACTATTCCCACTGTCATGAGTGATTAAACCCTTTACATTTTCAATTAAAAACATTTTAGGTTGTATTTTTTCAATAATGGAAATAAATGTGAGCATTAATTGGCCTCTATCATCATCAAGTCCTTTTTGTAATCCAGCCTGTGACCAACTTTGACAAGGCACACCACCCGCCAATAAATCACAATTGTTTATATATTCATCCAAATTTAATTTTTCCATATCCGAACATATTATGTTTGCATTTGGGTGATTTAATTTTAATGTCTCACAACAGTCTCGATTGTTGTCATTTAATAATATTGGAGTTAATCCCGATTTGATCAAACCCGCACTCAAACCACCACAGCCCGCACACAACTCAATAAAATTCATACTTTTGTATTACTATACTTATATTACTATACTTTTTTATTGTTAAATTCAATTATATAAAAAATTCTTTCACAAAAAAAAATAAACCTTTTTTTTTGCCTCCAGAAAATTCAATTTTTTGAATTTATTGCTTTTGTATTAAACCCTTTCTTTGTCTCCTTTCTTTTTTAAAAGAAAGAGTTTTAAAGAAAGAGTTTTATGCAAACTGTGAAATATGCCTAATACATCTTTTATTAAATAATACCTGTCCAGCTTTATTTGTAGTCATTGCTTTATTTTTTACAAAGTGATTTTTTAATGCATGGTGTAAAATTGCAAAATGTTGTCTAATTTTCCAATTATTATTTTTTATTTCTTCTAAAGATAATAATTGAATATCAATTGTATTTTTTATTTCAATAATTTTAAATTTTCGAACACCATTATCAACATATTGACTTTGCATTTCTTGATAATTTCCATATTTTATAAAATCAGATTTATTGGCTTTTGCCCATGAAATAATTGTATCTCCTTCTTTGTATATTAAATATATTTTTCTAGATCTGCTACTTTTTCTTAATAAAAAAGTACGATACCCATCGTATTTAAGTGTGTCACTATTTTGACTACCATTTTTTATACTATTAAATGAATCAAGCCACCATACATTTACGGTATCTATACTAATACACCCATCATCACAAATTTTACGAAATGTCTTTTCATCCTTGGCATGTAGAGTAATTGACATTGCTTTTTATACAATACATATATAATTCAAATATGTATTATACAAATTGTGAAATATGCCTATTAAATCTTCGATTAAATAATACCTGTCCGGCTTTATTTGTAGTCTTTGCTTTATTTGTCACAAAGTGATTTTTTAATCCATGGTGTAAAGTTGCAAATTGTTGTCTAATTTTCCAATTATTATCTTTTAATGCACTTAAATTTAAACGATCAAATAATAATTGAGTATCTTTTGAAAAGGATATGCATGCAAATTGAGATATACTAGTTGGTCTTATATAAAATTCTGGACAGTAATATGATTGAGTATATTGATAATCTAAAAAATTTGTCATTTTTCTAATTAATTTTGATTTTTTTTCTTGTTTTGTTAAGGGAGGCTCTTTGTAAAATAAATGAATATTATTTGTGCAAAATATCATAAAATGAATAGAATTTGTCAATTTTGTTTTGTAGTTTAACACTGTATAAAAGATAACAATACTTTTTGAATCAATACATTTTTTAGTCCAATCTTGAACAATAATGCAAACCGCATCAATGTTTTGAATATAATATGACTGTTGAATATCTTTATGTTGAATAATATTACTAAATTGTTCAAGATTTGTATACATTAGTTGTAACATTTTAATTTATTTACAATATATAAATGATTCAAATATAGAAAAAAATAAACCCTTTTTTCTTCTTTTTTTTATAAAGAAAGAGTTTTATTCAAATTTTTGTACTTAATTATGCCTTAGTTTTTTTTCTTTAACCTAGGATATTTAAAGATTTTTTTTCTCTCAGAGTTTGAGAGTTCTCTCGTAAACACAATTTGTTCACCCTTTTTATTAAATGGTGAGAAAACAACAACGCTTGACGAATCCCAAGTTGAATACCAACCATGACTTATACGAAATTCCCAAAAATATTGCATAATTAAAATTGAAGCATAACCATCTCTAACAACTTTAGACCAATTAATCTTGTTATTGTTAGGTGTACCATCGCCGTAAATCTTATTAAATCGTAAAAAATCTTCTCTATTTTTTATGCAAAGACATTCATCATCAATTTTTATTAATATTGCATACAAAGGAACTGATATAACAATTTCTGGTCTGTTATCTAAACACCATTTAATATCTGAAAGTCTATAGATATTAGCATCTCCTTTTTTAGCATAATCAATTTTTGGCGAATTTGATCCCCACAGAACACCACTTGGGAAATAGTTAATTGTTTGAGGTTCTTGTTTAAAATCTTTAAATCCTTTTTTTAATTGATCATTTAATTTAAAAATTGCACTATTAATGACACTATAATTTGATTTACTCTTTCCTATATGAACACATGAGAAATATAAATCTCCTTTTATCTCAAATACTTCAATTTTTCCACCAGAACATATATATTCATGTAAACCATTTTTAATTGAAGGTGCGGTATAGATGGGAATTGTAGAAATAGAAGGACTAAATGAAAACTTTTCCACAGATAAAAACAACCCCATTATTCTTTTTTTTATGTAAAAAAAAATATTCAAATATGAT